CTCGTTTGAAACCTGCAATGTCATATGGTATGTTGGTAGACTCATATGACGCACCAACTGGGCCATCCCGTAGTGACCGGATAATGCCTCCCGGAACAACTGCCTCATCCCCACTATTTGGATCATGAATTGTCACACTACAACCCTCTTTCCAAATGTGGGCAGGGAACACTACAATCCCTGGCGATATGAGCGAACACAAAGCGTAAGCACCATTGCACTTGACACGCTTCATGCACCGCAAATCCGCGGCACCTGCTTTGGCACTTGGCATGGCTCCCTCGGGTTGAAGCCCGGGGGAGCCAACCTTCTCGGCTAAAGTCGCCTCCAGCTTTGCAGCCTTCGCCGCCTTCTTCCGTTCAGCCTTTTGTTGTTTGATGGTTTCATTTTCCGCTTCACCATGTTGCACGGCTGCAGCCGCTGGGCTAGGAGCCACAGTGGCTGTAACCGCACCCAGTTGAGGAGGTCCTTCAACTGGGGCGATTGCCTCCGGTGATGGAACGGAAAACAAAGAAAACGCCACCGGACAACCTCCCTCAGGATGATCTTTTGCACGGGCTTTACAACCAGTACACCAATCATAAGGAAGTTTGTTCGGTGGTAATTTGCCGGCCTCAGCAAAATAATCGCCCTGTTCATACAAATCGTCTGGGCGATCGAATAAGTCATTGCCTTCGTAATCGACCACTTCAAACGCATTGCGAACTCCATCAAATTGACCAACATAATCGGCCAAGCGCACACGGTTGCCCTCATCATCAAAGACGTACCTCGCCTTTGTCACATCCTTGTCAAAGAACTCAATAACTCCATCCTCGTTCTCGTAGATCTCAAACTGGTTGAGGATTTTGGACGACACCGGTTTGTTCTTACCCGCACGGTGCGAATACAAAACTGTTTTCGCAACACGCCCAGGTTTGTTCTTACCAGCACCACCCTTAACCCTAACCTTTTTCATGACACCTTCGGGTTGAAGTTTCGCGGCCTCTGCTTCAAATGTTGTAGTCGAGAACAACCCAACCAATGGATACCAAAAAGTGGTCACAAAGTGGGTTGCTGTCCACAAAATGATCACCCCGGTAAACATTGCCCTCGAATGGAATTCCTCCTGCAACTCGCTGACCGAAATATATGCCAATTGGCCATCACATAACTGATCCCTCTTGACATTCTGACTGCCAGCCAACCACAAAATAATCCATCCACAAGGATTGTGCCAAACATTGGCACCACCTTTCGGCATGGTCTCTGGCACCTCCTCACTGTCGAAAAGGGTCCGGATTGCTGAACACAACCCGAAAAAACGAGGCCACTCCGCTGGTTTGGCATCAGTGTCTAACCACATCCCATCTGGGACCCAGCACACAGGTATGAAATCCGCATCGAAATGGTTAGCGTATCGAACACGATCGGTTCCGCTAACAAGACCAGCACACCTACACGCTAACGCCCCAAATGATAGAATGGATAAGTGTTGTAAAGTTTTGGCAACACCCAAAAGTGTAACCATACTCCACGCCTTCTTGTTACGGAAAGCAACGCCCCACAAAAGCCAAATGCCGCTAAAAGCAAAAGATCCATCGGACGCTGCTTCCGCAACAATCTCATCCATATCCTTGTCCACCTCAGGTTGAGTTTGGTCATTGGCACTCTTGGGTTCAAACTGGCTCGCCACGTGCTCGGACAAGGTAGTGATGCATTGCTTGACAAAACACACACCATGACACCTCTTCAAAAATCCCAACTTCGTTTGAATGTCAATGCGGATGGCAGAGGTGCTGACAGGACTTAAACTAGGAAACATTGTATGAACAATGCGTACTGTCTTGTCAAGCCAAGCACCCACACGCTCTGCATCAAATCCACGTGACAAAGACTCCAGTGAAAACATAACCAAAAGGTAGTAACCTACCATTCTCAACTTGAAGCGAGATTGTGGATCCTTGACCACACTCTTTGGTCCCACAGCGGGTTGAATCGTTGTGGAACCTTCGGGTACTACATCCCCACGCCACATCTTCACAAACCAGATGCGCAAGCTTAAAAAACCGATGAACGCGGCCACCACGCCAAACGTCCACCAAGAGCAGACTAAACACACACATGTCTGGAACCATGAAGACGCACCGAGCACACGCCTGTAAAGTTCGTTGCATCCAATTACTGAACCAACGCCCGTTGCAAGCGCATTTCCCACGCCAGAGGCCAAGTTTTCGTGCTCCTCACGACGTGCAATGCACGCGTTAGTAGCACCTTCAACCACTCGAACTCCAACTGCTGTTGCTGTACGTTGTAGCTGTTGGGACGCCAATTCGACCCTAAATGCAAGATCCTGTGACACGTTCATAGCTGTGGTTTG